TGTACATACACATACTGCGCCCCAGCATAACACTGTATCCAATCCAGCGTCTTACCGGCTAGCTGTTGTTCATAATAACCCGGCGGCAAGTTATTCACGTTCTCAGCCAGCGGATTATTCAACCAATACTTGCCAGCCGCAAAGATATTGCCATCATGCTCTTTCGTCCCCTCGATAACACCGCCCGGCTGTTTGTAGAACTTCCAAGGATACTTGCCGCGAATAGGATTTTTCTCAGCTAGGTTCGGCCACCAGTGATCCGAATCCATCGGGTTGGTACTCATCCACACACCACGCCAAGGACAGCCGCCGTGCTTCTTAGTCGGATAACGACCCACCCTCGATGTCAGGCCATCCACAACCGCCTTCGGCAACTCTCGCGCTTCATCAATAAAGCCGCCAGTCAATTCCAGCGACAACAGCTTACGCACATCACGCGGTTGGTCTAACGCCAGAAAGATCACCTCACAATCAAGCCCAGCCGCGCCATCACGCGGCGGTAGCTTGATGTGATGGGTGATCGGTGGCGACCAACGCATTTGACCCCAAGTGTTCTCAGGAAATATCTCTTGCCACGTTTTGATAGTAGTCGTCCGCAATTCCGGATAAGAATTTCGTATCACTGCAAATCTGGAATACCTGATGCCATCTACCGGCGATGGCGGTTGTTTCACCGCCCTCAGCACAACTTCCGCAAGCGAAGCAAAGGTCTTCCCAGAACCCACCGGCCCCATCAATCCACGCACGAACGAATCGTCTTGCAAAAATTTCCATACCGTAGGACTTTCCGAAAAATCTAAACTTAACCCAGTCAGCGCTTCCGGCTTTACCTTGCCGCGCCGCCTAGACCTATCTGTAGCACGTTCCGATCTACTCATCATCATCCTCTGGCGTAAAAATTATAATCATATCTGTCGTGACGCGCTCAACCTCAGCCTCAAGCATTACGCCGCGACAATGACTGCACACGACTTGCTGGCTATTCTCAAACACATACCCCGATGTTTCTTCGCCGCAATCCTCGCACTCAACAGGATTAGCAAAGAACCGCACAAACTTGCGATCATTTATTCCGATTACGTTTGACACTAGCGCCGTTACCTTTCCGCAAATATGCCCACCGCTTCCGAAACCTATGCTCAGGAATGGGTATCTCCGGTATGCGTAACAACTCAACTAACACCGGATCAGTCGTCTGTTTCTTTATCATCTAACACCTCATACGTTGTCGTCTTAGGCCCAGTCACATTAATCCCGATCATGCTAGGCCGCTGATCATCACTGTTCGGCTCAAGTAACCCACGATGCTTCGCCAACAGCCGCAACGCAGATAGCTTGTCGTGCATCTCTACCTCAATACTATTGCCGTGCTGTGTAGGCGTTACCTTCACCTTCTTAACGCCACGCCGGGCGCGGTCACTCAATTTATCTGACGGCGTTAAAAACACCTGACCCAGATCATCCCAGTTCAGCACATCAGTGATAGCACCAGACCCAATAGCCTCAAGCTCTTGCACTACCGCCTCGCGTTTATCTACGTCTGGGCTGGCTAGCGCCGCACGTTGTTGCCTAACTGTCATTGGCTTCTTGTTCACCATCAATACACTCCGATCCTATAGCCGCATAGCCTGCCAAGTCAATCCAGCTATCCTGATGGTCTGGCGTTTCTACCAGACGCGCTAGTTTTACCGCTGCCATCGCCATCGCAACTTGATGCGCTTTGACCTCACGGCCGAATATCACTGTCCACAATACCGCAATTCTTTCATGATTGGTATAAACATCGCCGTAGTCATCTCCGCGATTGGCTACCGTACCCAGTGCGGTTTCTAATAATTGTTGTTTGTCCATTTCGTTTTTCCATTTTCTGCCAAAATTTTGTGTGACACCCCTACGTTATAGGGCAGGGGCGTGGGGGGGAAGGGTATCGATCCTGTGTGTGGCTGTGGAAAACCGAACCCTTTTCTGGCCGTGCAAAAGCAAACCACCATTTGCGTCATTGCACGACACCCATATGCCTCGCCACGTCTGCGAGCGCAGGCACCCCTGCCCTACGTTCTATCGCTTGGTCACACACGACCAGCGTTGCCGCAATGATGTCGTCCACCGTATGCCCTGCCGTCGCCAGCTTTCGGGCGTGGGCTATCTCATTGTCGAACAGCCTGACCTGTCCTGTCGCCTTCTGGACAGTCGCCAGATAGGCGTGAGCGAGAGAGTGAGAGAGTAGTTCTACATCCCCTGTAACCCCTTTATCTTCTATTGGTACGGCTTCCTGATCGTCAACCATCTGCAACGGTTTCGCCCTCTGCATCTCTTCATACGTTGGCAACGGTTCATCGCCATCCCACAGCACCTGATACCTGTTCGTATACCAGCCCTTGTCACTGCGCTGGTAATCCTTTGGATGCAACTGCCGGACGTACTTCTTCCGCTTCAACACCTTCAATGCTTCAAGCGGTGTACGGTGTTCGGCGTAGCCTGTCACTTGACATATTGTTTCAAGCGATGGCCAACACACACCAGCTCTGTTGGTGAAGCTACAGATCGCACCCAGCACACGCAGTTCACGTTCCTTCAGTGTCCTGTCTTTGAACACGCGCATCGGCATTACCGACCACGGCCGTTTGTTTTCAGAAAGGTATGTCATCATCTAATTCCTCAATAGGTGTTATACTTACTACCTCAGCGCCTGCGAAGATACTCTTAACCTTATCCACATGCGCGTGTATCTTTTTAATCTGCTCTTGATCCTTGGCGTGTAGGACGCGCCCTATCTCTTGTACAGAGTACACGCACATGTCACGGTTCTCACGCGCAACCTTGCCAGCTTCAAACTTATCAGCACATATAGCCAGCACCTTACCATCAGGCATCAGACCTTCAACGTAATCTCCGGTCAGTTCTTTAGCCCCTAGCTCTTTGGCTTCACGTTCAAGCACAGCATACGCCCTGCACATCACCTCAGCCTGATGTATTGCATCACGCCCATCATTATTAGTCAGCGCATTCCAGAGCTTCTCACGCTGTTGATGAAACTTAGCTCTGGTATTCTCACTGACCAGCTCTTGCAGTCTGTCCACACCCCATCGCTTCTCAACATCAGACACAACACGATCATGCATATGAACCGCTTCACTGATCCGCTCATCATTTATTTCTGTTCTTGTCGGCAATCTATCAATGCCTCTAATTCTCTTACTCATTTTACATCTCCCTGATGCGAAAATACCTCATGCGATTTTTCGTGCGATTCCCTAAGGGAAATCGCATCGCATCGCATCATCGCACGACGTGCGATTTTCACATGCGATTGGTGCGATTGGTGCGATTTTCTATTCGTAAGTCTTTGATAACCATACATATCCATCTCCGAGCAAAATCGCACCCTTTTCCGACAGTGCATTTCTTGCATCTCGCCGTGCAGACGGCGATAAATCCACATAATCACGCTTATGAGCCTCATGCCAAGCCTCGATCCGCACCTGTTTGCCGCCATTATCTATGATCATATTACGCAATAATTGTAGCGCATCTGACTGCCTCTTGTTCAGCTTGGCAGTCCTTGGCTTGGCCTTTGGCGCATCACCGCCTTGCTGTCTTAGTATGATACTGGTATCGGCAATCATCGCCACGTTGACCATATCAAACTTCATTGGCTCGATGGGATCAGCATCCTTCTGCTTTTCCATTGTGGCCGTCACCACGTCATCATCACGCTGTACATTAATGACTGTATCAGCCGCACCAGCCAGCGCTGATGAGCCGCGCATAGCATTTATACCGGCCGAGCTACTCTTGTTGCTGTGATGTATCGCTATGAGCGCACAGTTACAATGCGCCTTAATCGCATCACACGCGCCTACAAACAGCCCCATATCGGTAGCTGAGTTCTCTTCACCGCCTAGTAATGCTCTGGCGACAGTGTCCACGACAACGCATTTAAACTGCTTACCCAGCGCATCTATGGTACGCATCAGCTTTTCGACTTGATCCGGCTCTCTGAAGCTAACAGCGGTAGGCAACACCACCATCTCACCCACGTTATCAGCGCCATTGTACAGCCGCCACGCCTTCACGCGCTTGCCTAGACCGCCAACACCCTCACCAGCTATGTATAGTATAGCGCCGGACGCTGTAGAGCGGTTCTGCCACGGCTTGTTGTGTGCAATAGACATAGCCATATCGATGGCTAGGAAAGACTTACCAGTGCCGGGCGCACCATAAATCACGTTGAAACCGTGCTTGGTAATGACACCATCCACCAGCCATTCCACCGGCGGCATGTTGATCAGATAGTTCTCATCATACGTCAGGAAGACATCAGCCTGCGGCTGTACTGGCTCAGGTTCGACAGCCTCAACAGCCACGATAGGCTCGGATGTCTTAATTAATTGCCTTAATTTAGACACGTCATTGCCTGCGTTGATCCAGTCATACACATCTTGCTTGTCAGCTAGCCCCGGCAGATCCACACGGCGCACCTCTTTGGCTATGCCTAGTAGGTTCTGTATGACCTTTCTGGCGTGTTTGTCTCCGGCTTGGTCGTTGTCTGGGATGATGACGACCTTCCTGTCTTTGAAATACTGGTTTAGCTCTGGCTTCCAATTGCCTGCGCCGCCGTGGCTCGATGTGGCTAACAGCCCCATCTCCGCCACTCTGTCTGCGCATTTCTCACCCTCGACAATGACTATTACCTTGTCTGGGTTAAGCATGATGTCAGGCAGGCGGTACGGCACGGCCTCAACGCCATCCATACTATACACCCACTTCTCGCCATCAGGTCTGCGTTGTCTAAATGTTTTGGGTTCGTATCGCTCAACCTGATATGCCAACACGCCGTCACTGTCGAAATAATCATAGCGTTTAGCCAGCCACCTAGTAGGCGCTAGCGTCTTCTGCGTCTGCTTCGGTATCCCAAACTTGCGTTCTAATATGTCCGGCAAGCTGGCAAGTTGTGCGCCTTCATGCATCTTGACAAGGTCGACTACACCGCCGCCTTCGCCGGCTTCATGATCGTAAAACGTGCCTTTCTTTAAATCCACAGACTTACTGCCGTGCGTTCCCCAACGCAGTTCACTGCCGCGTGTACTAGTAGGCTCACCCCAGTAGTGCCTTGCGATTGTATCCATATATGCTGATATGTTGTTCATTGTTATATCCCATCCCCCGATCTCCCGAAACGACAGGGGCGCGGTCGGGAGAAACCACGCCCCTGCCCACTACGACCTAGAACAAGTCGTCATCGCTAACCGCTTGGGACGGTGCGGCGACTGGTTCAGGCGCAGATGCCGTCTTTGTGAACATCTCAGGCTTTTCAACCCAGCCCGACACATGCCACTGTGGCACTTTAAACCTCAGCTCACCTTGCGGAGAGTTGATCTTAATGGTTTCAGTGCCGGTAATTTCAACGACTGGTATCTTGCCAGCGTTGTTGCCCTTCTCAGCCTCATACTGGTTATGCAACGTATCCATAGCCCGAAGCACCGTCTTAGCTGAGTGACTAAACTCACGCAAGCCCAGCTCTTTACTGGCTATCCGCATCCGAAACGCATTCTTAAAATCGCCCTCTGGCTTTGCTGGCATAGCCTCACCAACCTTGACCATACGAAAGTCCGGTGCGCCTGACTGAAACGACAGCCACCCAACTTCCATCTCAGCCATATCGGCCGCGAACTTGCACGGCAACGGCAGTTCACGCTCTTCCTTTTCCCACTCACCTGATGCACTTTGCACACGATCCTGAGCGATAAAATCGCCAGCCTTCGCGTCATACTTTACAATCGGGATGATATCCCCAGATGATTTACTTTCAGTATTAAACCCTAACGCCATAACTATATCTCCTATAAAAACGCTAGTTTCAAAAAAGGTTCAGTGTTCTAAACCCACTTATTGGGTAGTAAGCAAACATGTCTGCCGGGTCATTACGATCCCGGCGTTTACTCAACCCAATTCTTTTGTCGGAATTGAAATCAACAAACCCGACTTTATCTGTCCACTGCACAACTAAGTATGCCTTCAGCCCGGTGGCTCTGGATATATTCTGCGCCGCAATGACCTTGTGCAGATTGACAATAGCGGTATCGTATTCAGTGCTTGACACTGTCCGACACTTGAACTCAAACAAACACTTGGCCGCGTCCTTCCGCATCGCCAAGCAATCGAGGCTATACTTTGGCGGCAAACTAATCATCTCATAGTCATACGCCTGACCCAGCGCAT